GCCTAAAACAGTATTATAAACACCTGTACTTGTTATGTACCCTGCTCTGTATCCTACAGCTGTATTTTGACTACCGCTAACATTTCTTAATGCTTGTTTACCAATACCAGTATTATAATTACAATTTTGACCATTTACTCCAAAACCTGCTTGCCATCCAAGATAAGTATTACTGCTACCATTTCCGTATGTCATAGCACTTACACCAACACAAGTGTTATGGTCTCCTGTCGTAACTTGCTGACCTGCGTCATATCCAATATAAAAAGGTTCTGCTCCTGTTGTGTGAGCTTGACCTGCTGTTCTACCTAAATACATTCCATAACTTGAAGTAGTTACATTTCTACCTGCGTAGTTACCAAGCATAGTGTTTAGTGTTCCTGTAGTTATAACTTGACCTGCTGTATAACCGATTGCTACATTATCTCCTGCTGTAGCTGTGGTTAAAGCATTAAATCCTATTGCAATAGTAACTCCATTTGTACTAAGATTGTCCGCTGCGTAATTACCAATAGCAACAACATATCCTCCTGTTGATAAACTCGTTGCCGCTCCTCTACCAATAGCCGTATTATCTACACCTGTTGTGAGTGATGCTAAAGCTGTAAATCCTACAGCCGTTGCTGAAGATACCGTTGTTGCTGAACTACCTGCTGAGTCTCCAACAAAAGTATTTACAGAACCACTTGTTAATGCAGTACCTGCATTTTTTCCTATGGCTACATTATTTCCACCTGATGTTAATGCTGAACACGAACCCATTCCAACCGCTGTATTGTTGCTTCCTGTAAGTGTAGTGATATAAACATCTCGACCTATTCCAACATTTCCACCTCCACTTGATAAATTGTTAGCACAATTATAACCCATAAATGTATTGCTTGTACCTGCCGCTGAATAATCTCCCGCTGCGTAACCATAGAAAGTGTTAGCTTTATTGGCCGATTGATAATTATAAACATCTTTATCGGAAGATATAATAAATGTTTGTGCCCAAGTTGGACTTGCTAAAGTTCCTGAACCATTATAAAAACTAATACCACCTCCTGCTATACCTTCTTGTAAAGCAACTGCTTCATTAGCATTTGTTCCACCAAAAGCAATTGCAGCTTGACCTGTTCCCTTTCTTAATGCTAAAGTATTTCCAGATGAATTATCAACTTGTAATTGACCATAAGAAGGTGCGACTCCAACGCCTACTTTACCTGCAAAAGTTGTATTTGAATTTGCTGACTCTATTTGAATAGCAGTTGCACCTGTACCATAATTAAAGAAATAAAAATCTTCACTTGATAAACCTCTTAATCCTGTAAACCATTTTATTGTACCATTAGTATTATATTCAAAAGTTGCACCACTTGTGTCGTTTCCTCTATCAACAACATAACTAGCACTTCCTGCGCTATCTATTGTAATTGTTGAGCCTGTTAAGTTTATATTACCTGAAATATTTCCATTACCACTTAAATATAAGTCCTTAAATCTATAACTTGGGTCTCCTAAATCTGCATCAGCATCAATAATAGTACCTGTATGGTCGGTTGGTAAAATTCCGTTAACGTGCATCCTTAAACCATTATGCCCTGCTGTTGTGCTATAAATGTTTACATCATTTGCTGTGTTTCCTACTGCTCCAATTACACCAACGCCACTTGATGTAATTTCCATTATTCCTGTTGTATTTACTCCTGAACTTGTTGTTTCAAACTTTTTAACATCATCATAATATAATTCTACAGCAGCGTCTTTACTACAAACTATATATTGTTCATTTCCAGTTGCAGAACGTAAATAAATAGCAGTATCAGAACGCATCATTAAATAACCTGTATCATTTTCTATAAAACTATTACCTGCATTGTGATATATATTTAAATCGTTTGATGTCCCAAATCTAGCTTGACTATTATCGGCAAAAGTTATGTTATCATTTGCACTAACTGCTATATCTGTACCTCCTGTAGTATTTCCGTTAGCAAGTATTTCAGCTAAAGTATCTTGACCACTTAGTGAAGTATCTACATAATCTTTAACAGCAGCACTTGTTGGAATACTTGTATCATTATCATTAGACGCTATACCGTCAGCTTCGTCTACAAATTTTGTAATTGTTATTGACTCTGTAGTATCTGTTAAATTACCCCAAGATAAATTACCAGTTACAGAAGCATCACCAGTCACCGTCAAATTACCTGAGTTACCTATTGTAACTGTAGTACCGTTATCTTCTATAAGTCCTGTACTTAATGTATTACTACCAGTCCATTTAGCTATTTTGTTTGCAGTACCAGTTCCTAGTATTGCAGATGTATTGTCAATTTTTTGCCAAGTATCTGTTGCTCCAACTTCTACAAATATAGCCCAGTCACCAACTTGCCAGTCAGTAATGCCGTCTAAGTTTGTAGTACCTGCAACGCTAACAATATAAAAATGTCCTGTAGTCCCAGTACCGCTTGTTAATGTCGGTGTGTTTGTACTTGCGTTCCAAGTTCCTTGATAAACTAAACCTTGTGGCAACTGTGTTATTTGCGCTTGTAAATATCCAAGAGCTTGTAATATACTGTCAGTAGATTGAATGTTTTGTGATGTACCTGTATTTAAATTTGTTAATACTTTTGCTGTAACTGTTGTATCTGCTATAGTTGTAGACATAGCTTGATTACCACCAGATGTATAATTGTAAGGCCCACCAGTTGTAGTTACATCACCAGTTATCGTTAAGTCTCCAGTTGTTGCTAAAGCTGTTGCTGTATCTGCATTTCCTGTAACATTTCCAGTAACATTTCCAGTAAGGTTGCCAGAAAATCCTGTTGTAGCTGTAACTGTAGTACCTGTTATTACAGTAGGTGTTGTGTTTCCAATTACTGTATTATCAATGTTGCCACCGTTTACGTCTATTGACGAAAATGTACTTGTTCCTGTAGAAGTTACATTTCCAGTTAAATTACCAGTTACGTTTCCTGTTACATTACCTGTAACGTTTCCAGTTAAATCACCAACTACATTAACAGATATTGAACTTGGTAAACCTATTGTTACCGTTTGATTAGTTACGTTTGTAGTTACTTCATTTGACGTACCTACAATATTTAATGTTTGACTATCTAATAATACTTGACTTGTGTTTGAACCGTCTGAAATATCTAAGTCTTGCGCTGCGCTATTATTATCTACATATTGTGTTGTAGCAACTTTTGTGCTGTTGTCGTTTGCGCTTTGTGTTGTAGCTGTAACTCCGTCTGCTAATATAGATGTTGAAGTTACAGTACCAGTAATATTTCCTGTTACGTTACCTTGTAAGTTTCTATGAACAGTAGAAGGCAAAGATATAACTAAACCAGTACCAGATGCGTTTGTTTGTACTTGGTTTGTAGTTCCAGTAATTGCGAATACTTGACTATCTAAGTCTACTTGGCCTGAACCTGTATCTGCGCTAAAATCTAAATCTTGAGCAGTTACTATTGAATCTACATATGCTGTAGTTGCTACTTTTGTACTATTGTCTCCTTGTGTTTGAGTAGTTGCAGTTGAGTTGTTTGGCAAGACAACACCTGCTGAATTTAAAGATATTGTTAAAGTTTGATTTGAAGCTGACGTAGTAAGTTGATTTGCTGTACCTTGAATGGCAAAAATTTGTGAGTCTATGTCTACAGCTCCTTGTCCGCTATCACCGCTAAAATCTAAGTCTTGTATTGTAATATTATTGTCTACATAATTTTTAGTTGCTGCGTCTTGTAAATCTACTGGGTCAGTTACATTTATAATTCTATTTGTAGATAAGTTTAAAGTACCGCTAATTTTAACTGTATTAGATGTACTTAAATATACGCCACTTCCATTTCCTAAACCGTCTGTTAATTCTGTCTCAGATGCGGTTAAAACATTGTTGTCTATTGTTTTTATTAGGCCGTCATATGTAGACGCTATTGTTTGATTATATAAACTTGCCATTATTTTTTATTTTTATTATTCTGTTTTTTCTTCAAAAAAGTTTTTAATTTTTTTATGTTTACTACTTTTGGTCTATATTTCATAATACCCACCCATTATATAACGCATCATAATCAGGATTTATGTCATCATTTGAATTACTTGTGTATTCAGGATAATTCGTTTGGTTAAAACTCATAAAATCAATAAACCTTCTTGTATAATATTCAGCAAACTCTCTTGCCTTGTCGACAAGATAATCTACTTCATTCTTAGAAACTGTATCAGCAGTTTCGCTTCTATGCTTAAATACACCTCCGTTTTTAATTTGATAAGCAGCAAAAGGATAATAATATACCTGAGCATACCAGATTAACATAGGCTGTAAATAAGTGTTAAGCAACGTTTTGTATTTAGCATTAGCAGGGTCGTCTATAGTACCTTGCGTAATTAAGTCAGAAACTTTGTTGTACAAATCAGTCCCAGTATAATTTTGTATATCAATCTCTTGAGCTACCTTCACAAATTGAATGAATTTGTCTGTGTCAACGTTACCGTCCAAAATGGAGTTTCTAACTAAATCTGTTCTATTTATAAATAATGCTGTTGCCATAGTTTTATTTTATTTTGGGTATGCTCCCTTACCTTTTTGTCTCCCTGTTGCTATTGCTGCTTTTTTGCTTCCTCTAGGATTTCTATTATATTTTGCAGGTATTGTTCTTGTTTTTTTGTAATTACCTAAATTTTTAGAAGGTTCTGTATTACTTTCTAACCTATATAAAACCCTTACCCATTTATGTTGGCAATAAATACCGCCTTTTAGTGTAAAGATATTATAAGGCATACTAGGCTTATGTCTAAATGCAACGTTAACATCTTCATCATAACTTGCGGTGTCTATATCTTCTATTCTCCAAACAACGCCAAGACTTGTCAAATTCATCATTTTTTTACAAAAGGGTCTTGACTCACCTGTTTTTGCCATCCCTCGTGCATATTTATAACGAATTTTATATAAACCATTTAAAGAATCTAATACACTATCAGCGTTGCCATTATTTTTGCTACCTACATTGTATTCAGTATCAGATACTAAACCTATCATATTTTTCATCCTTGACAACAAACTTTTAGGTTTTTCTTTTATTAAATAATTAGCCCAGTCCTCATTACTATATTCAGAGTCCTCATCTAACTCATCTACAATAACCCATTCTTTTGACATTTTTTGGCCAGATTTTTCTAAAGAGCCAACTATATCGTCATATTGTTCGTCAGATAATTGCTCTTGTGATAGTTGTAATTCTTCGTTTTCTTCTTCTTGTTTTACGCCTGTTTCTTCTTCAATTTCTTCTTCTGATTGTATATCAGTATTAACCTCAGTAAATTCTAGTGGCTGTAACGTAATAAAATATAGGTTTAACGAGACATTATTAAAAGCTAATACTTGGTCAAAGGCATCAATTAAAAGCTCCTGAAACGGCCTAATAACTGTGTTATCCATTAATAGTGATGCTGTTTTTATTTCGTCTGCATTGTTACCTAAACCTGTATTGTCTTTTATACCTAATAACATTGGTGAAACAATACGGTGAGCAACTAATATTTTTGATTGAGACTCTGTAGATAAAAACTGATATTGATTATGCGCATCAGATAATTGTACTGGTGTTATTTCAGCTTGTGCTTCTTTATTGTCATTAAATGCTAAAATAAACTTACCTGCATTAGATGACCCAGAAAATTTTTGTGCTATTCTTTGTTCTATTAATTCTCTTTCTTGTGGGTTAGGTACGCCATTATTAAAGTTAATTAACATAGAAGGGCTAAGGCCATTCATAATGTTATTTAAATGATAGTTACTTATTTCTTCTTCTAACTCGCAATACTGTAAGCCACCTTGATAATCCACAGGTGCATAATAATAAAACCCTGCTTTATATGGTTTTACATAAAATATTTCAATAGCTTCATTACTCTGACCAAATGCAGGTATTCTTCTTGGTTGGTCTGTAGGTTTTAAATCCGCCCAGTCTTTAAAATAATAGTAAGCAGGTATATCACCTTTTTCGTTTGCTTTTTCAGCTCTTAATGTTTCAACTGGTATATGTTCAACTTCTGCAATTTTTGAACGGTCTTTGCTGTATATTATTTGCATAGCGCATTGACCCATTAACTTTAAATCATAACATAACTTTCTAACGCAGTCTTTTTTAAGTAGCGTAATCATTTCGGCATATTGCTCAGGCTTAGTGTTTGCGTCTGTAGCATTTAAACCTTTACCATATATTTGTTGACTAACACCATTAATACAAGCGTTGTTAGTTGGTGACCCATTATAACGGTCTATTAAAAATTGAAAGTAGTTATTATCTTGACCATAGGCAACCCAGTTTTTGTTAGAAACCTCCACGATTTCTGGGCTTGTATAAGTAGACAGATTTACAAACGTAACTTCTGAATTATTATTTTGTTTAATAAATTGGCCTAAGGCATTTCTTTTTCTTTGTTTCATAAAACTATATAATCATTATTGTAAGTATTGTCTGTCTGATATTGGCCAAGATTAACGTCATAATATTGGTCTGCAATTTGATTTATAGTTTGGTCAGTACAGAAAATCTTATCTTTGTAAATGTCAATACGTTGCGGCAATACTGCGTCCCACGTTCTTGTTTCTTCTTGCCACAAGTTAAAATTAGTATTCCACACAGAAGGGTCAGCATATAAATCTAAATCGTAAAAATGGCCTTCCCTTAATACTGGATTAAAAATATTTGTAAACTGTAAATAGTTACCGCTTGTCGTAGCGTTCTGAATAAACACTTCTTGCGTTATATTAGTTGTGTCATCTGTAATTTTAAGCACAAAAGACGTAGCATAATTTCTTGGTATTATGTTAAAAGTTTGTGCTGTAGAAGTTGTAGTTAAGACTATCATTATATATATAACGTATAATTATTTTGATTTTATCATTTAATAAAAAACCCACCGTATTGGTGGGTATAAAGTTAATCATATATACATAGATTAAAAGTCCAGACT